ATTTTTCAACCAATCATTAAACTCACTAACCTGAGAAATGTTAAAGCTTACCGTACCATTACGCTTGACGTGCTTCGAAACAATAACTGCCTGATCTGCTGCAACCTCGTGAGTAGTTACATTTTCACTAAGACTAACAGAAAGATCACCGATACCAGTACCATAAGCCGAAAACACGCCAACAGAAGGATGACTAATTGTAACAACTGTATCCTCAAAACTATAAACAAAAGTTTTCTGACTATAAGACATTTATTTTACCTCCCTTTAGCGCTCTACGTAAACGTCAATAACGACGTGCTCAATAGCACCTGACGAAATAAGCGCAACGTAAATAGGCGGCGCAACACGACTTGCTTTTTCCTGTGCAGTTCTGCTTGCTGCCGTCTCAGACTGAATCATAAAGCCATCAGGAACAGCGTCGCCGGTATTAAGATTAAGAACAGGCTCGCCCTTCCAAACACCGCCAGCAATCAAGCCAATCTGATTAAGCTTTAAGCAAGCATTCTGAATGAACGAAACAATCGTAAGTACTCCGTCCTCGGTATACGGAACTTTTCTAAGCTGCGTCATTCCTGCAACGACATACTGCTGGATGAAAAATTTTGCGGCATCAATCAGGTAAACTTCATCAACGTGATAACCACCGGAAGCACAAGCAGGATATGTAAAATCATACTTATTTCCGAAATTAGTATACGCATTACCATTGTAAGAGGTTAAATTAGTAAGTGCTGCACTATCAAGATTATCAGAAGTAACACCAACAAGAGTTTTATATGCAAACGTATATGCGGAATTGTTCTTAGCAGAATTAAAGCCAGAAACAGCACCAACAACAGCAGCGTCAAGCATTTCGTCGGTACCATACCAGCCAAATGTACGCTGATACTTTAACGCTTGTAACTTAGAAAGCACCTGCTGCATTCCAGACTTAATACAATTTTCCTCATCAGTTCTAAAATAAAACTGCGTCGGAGTATCGGAAGATTCAACAAGAGCAGCAACGGCAAGCGCTTGTGTTTCAGTAGGATCAACAGAGAAGCAGAAAGAATACCACTTATCGCTTAACGCGCGAACTCGCGTAAAAGCCGCTGCATACTCTTCACTATCCTTGAGGCCAGCAACGGCAAGCGTTCTTGCTTTAGGATTCTGAGAAAAATAAACGACAGCTTTCTTATATGTCGGATCGGTAATTGCAAAACCATCAGAAATCATTGTTTCCTGATAGTCATAATAATCATAAATCTTAAACTTTCCCTTAAACTGATCGTTCCCATTTCCAATAATCAAGCCAAGACTAAAATCACTTTGAATAGTTGCAGGATTGCTAACATTGATATTAACATCAACAATTCTATTGAGTGAAACGCCCATTTATTTTCCCTCCAAATCGTGAATTATTTTAATTCCGTCAAAATAGTATTTATTATCAACCTTTTCAATCGGTAAGGTATGCTCGTCAACAGTAATAGAATTGTAAAACCTAAGTTTTAAGTCTACACGTTCCCACCATTGCGAATTGATCTTTTCATACGTTTTTTCCGAAAAATCTGTCAAATCTGGAATTAAAGCTAAATTATTATTATGTAAAAATTGCTTTGTAGAATCAAAATAAAATCTTTCGTTTAACGTAGTTGATAAAACGTCTGAATCAGGACCGTAAAAAACAACGTGCAAAAGCAAAGTCCTCATTGACGTTTGTGAAGTTATTACACGCTCTTTTTCGCTGTCATAGTTGCGTCTCCTATACTTATATGTTAATCTTTCGTCTTGTTCTTGATATACCTTAACATAAACAACATCTTTGTCAATTTCAGAAAATGCTTGACCTCTCTGTTGATATGAAATTTTTACTTGCTTATCATCAAGGTCAAGCTGCTCTTGAACAAAGTCAGCAAACAATGTATCAAGATCATCCAATGTAACAATATTAGTTGCCATTACATCACATCCGGTCTAAGTTTTACAGCAGTGGAGCGACAAAAACCATATTGCGCATCATTCAAACAATATCTAACAATATAGTCAGCACCTTCAAACTTTACAACATCCGCTGCATATTCTTTTCCATCTACTTTATCAATACCAACAGTTTTTAGTCTCTGATATGTAAATACATGAATTCTTTCACTATTTAAATCAGCTTCTGAAAGCATTGAATCCTCATTTTCATTATCTATAGTGATAATACCTGCAAGCTTGATACTCACAGGCGTTTCTTTCACTCTATGATTAACTGTTTCAACGGTAGTTCTAACAATGTTAATTCCGTTAGGCTGACAAAAATCTGGATCGTTAATTAGCTCTGAAACATTGATCATTTTTTCTGCCTCCCTTTGGTTTTAACAAAGTAAGAAATTGCATTTTGCAATTCACCGGTATCAATTAGCGGCTTCGGATCTGTAGCACCTTTTTTCATCTTTCTTTCTATAACTTCCGGTGAGTTTGTAGGCCAATGATTTTTAGGATTTGTAAACCAAAGCTTTGAGACATCCCTTCCACGCATTCCAGCCATATTTAATTGCTTCATAGCTTCTGAAAAATCACCATTCAAAGCACATTTCGCCGCCCTCAACATAATTGTTGAAAGTTGCTGACTATGCGCCTTAAGTGCAGGCTCGATAACTGGCCTCGCTGGAATATTTCTTATTTGACTTCCATTTGTATGTATAAACAAAAGTTCAGCATTAGTCACATCGTCGTCTTCTCTTGAAGTATCCTTTTGCTGAATTCCAACATATACCTCATTTTCTTTAATGAATTCAATTGCCTTTAGCTGATTAGAGACATTATCTGTAATTTCTTTTACTTCCCATCCAGTACCATTAGACATCACCAATTTACCCACATTCCAGAGTGCCCATACATCTTTGTAATAGTTGCAAGCTGCTGACCATAAATTGTGTATTTCCATGTTCCATAACCGGCTAAATCCTCAGAAGCACCCATAAATTCATAGCTAATGGAAAGCCCGTCAACAGACTTAGAGGAAGCTACACCACGCGGTAAAGAACCGGCAAGCGCTGCTTGAGAACTCGGATCGCCGTTCTGCGTCTGCAAATACAGCACCATGTAATGTGCAATATAAAGACACATACAATACTTCCAAACAGATTTATAGCGGTCATATTTAATTGAACTATTTGCCATATTATAAAATAAATTATAAACAGATTCTGGAATTTCATCTTCTTGCACTGTACTTCCGTCCTGCAACTTGAAAACAGGGAAAATAGAAGAAAAATCAGTTCGTGTAAATTCTGGATTATCAGTTAAAATAACGTTAGAGGCATTTCTAAAAAGCTCCATCATCATATATGCATTGTTGGAATCACCTAAAATGCTTTGAATCGTAATGTTACTCATTAGAAATGCCTCCTTGCTATTTTTAGCCGTTAAGAGAAAGCTTGTATGCCTCCATAACGCGCTTCTTGTTAATCTTTAACGCATCAGTCTTAACAAACTCTGCACCATACTCATTTGCAAGCTCTGCAACCTTTTCCGCATTAGCAATCTTCAAATTCTCACGGAACTCGCTAATAAGCTTTTCCTTTTCCTCTGCTTCCTTACTTTCCTCTGCATCTGCAAACTCATCAACAGAATCACTTTCGGGAATTGCAGGAATTGCAATCTGCGGCGCACTATTATAAACAATAACATCACCACAAACAACAGCAAGCTTGAAAGTTGCATCGCTCATATACTTTTCCGGCATTTCCTGAAATGCTCTCGGCGCGGTAACAAAAAGATCAACTTCTTTGCCATCACGTGAAGCACCGTTACCAAAAGCAAAAGCTTTCTTTGAATAAATTCTGATATTAGACATACTGTTTAAGCTCCTTAAAGTATTTTATTTTAACAAATTAGATACCGTCAACATAGCGAGCGGGTTGATAGTACATCCACTTAATCTGCCCCATCTGAGCGGCATAAATGGTCACGTAAGCGAACTGTAACGCAACAGGCTGCGTCATTGCACGGGTAAGGGGAACGGGAAGATCGAAATATAGGAAGTCCTTATCATTGACATAAACAACCATACGATCTTTGTTGCCAGTACCAGCGCCAGTACACCAACGGCACGGAACAATAGTAAGAGATTTACCCTGATTAACAGCAAGATTATTTTTGAGAATATAACTCAGAATAGATTTATCACCAGAAGTTCCAATGCGGGTGGACTGAATGTAGGCATACTTTGCGGGCGGCAGAAGAATATGATTTGCAATAGCAGATTCATCATATTCGGAAACTGCCCAAGCTTCAACAAGCGCCTTGTTGACATCCCAAAGAATTTCATCAACAGTCTTGGAACTCCAAAGAGTATCGCCGGAAGTTCCCTCAGGCGCAAGAGAACTAACAATGTTGTCATCATTAACAATGCCAGTGATACCAACATTAGTGAAACCACGATAAACAAGCTGATCGATGGACTTATTGTAATTAAGACGAATGCCCTTATCAAGGATAGAATCAATACTGCGACCGATCGTCTGGAACTTCTGAGAATCAACAAATGGAATCTTCATAGCCTGTGCCCACGTGAACACACGGAAGATATCCTTATTAACGTTCGCCTGAACGGTAGTGATAACGTCAGTAGCGCCACCGACAAGAGAACCATCATTAGCGCCGGAAGTCGCATAGTCAACGTTCATCGTGGAGGTGAAGTCAACCCAACCGCCGCCGGTCTCAGCAACAATATCACGAGGCCAAGTAACAGAAGTAAGCGGCTCACGAATCTTAGGGTCACGCTTCTCAAGCTCGCCCTCAAGGAATGCCATACCAGTCGCAATGCCAGCAGCATCAAGAGCACGACCAACACCAAGAGAAGCATCCTGCATCATTTTAACATTATCAATGTTTCCGAACGAAATGCCGGAATTCTGAATAACATTAGGCATTTATTTATTCCCTCCTTATTTAACCCTTAGCGCGCGTCTTAATAGTGATTTCAACATTACCATTGGAATCCATCACACCGGTAGTAAATTCCATATTGGTAACAGCAATAGTCTTAGCACCAGCAGCAAACGCCTCAATACCGCCAACAACAGCGTCAGCATAAGCACTATTAGCAGTAACACGAACATAAACAGTACCGCCAGCCTTAGGCGTACCGCGCTGACACTTAATAGTACAATTACCGCGCACCATAACATCACAAGGCATATTTGCAACATAGTCAGGATTAGACTGCGGATCATAGGTGTTCGCCTGAACAACCTCACGAACAGCAATGCCGGCAACATCAGCAGCAGTATCACCCGCACCGATAGCCTCCCACTTATTAGTATCAAGCAGCTTGACAGGAGCACCAAAAGCAATTACACCATTCGCAATGCGATTCTGAATAATTGCATCAGCCTGTCGGGACTGCGTACCGGGATAGCCAACATTCATTGCAATTCCAATAACTTTTCCGGGCATATTTAATTTTCCTCCTTCTTATAATGGGGATTGAACTTCTTCGCAATCTCCATACCAAAATCAATATCAGCGTCAGAAGCCTTTTTAGCAAAAGAAAGCTTATTCATAGAATCCTTTGCAGAACTCTTAGCCATCTGCATAACCGTACCATACTGATCGCCAGAAGAAAGCTTGAAAGCCTCTGCAAAAGCGTCTGCAAACATCTTGCGCTGCTTGCTATCCTTAATAGATGCAACCATGGGCTTAACCTTGCGTAAAAGCTCACGGCGGGCGCTATCGTTCATCTTTTCGGGATCAACGGTAACTTCTTCTTCGCTTTCTTCATCTTCAACTTCTTCGAGAGACTTCATAGATTCATCTTTAATAAGGCCATACTTGCGCATAACCTTAACCATAGCGTCTTCAACCTTTGTTTCAATAGTCTCTTCGTCTTTAACTTCCTTTTCCTCTTCCTTAATCTCGGCCTCGTCCTTTGTGATTTCCAGCGGATTAGGGTCTTCATCCTCACAAAGAGCATCCTTGACCTCTTCCGTCATTTCAAGCGCATCCTGCGCAAGCTCTTCCGGAATTGCTTCATCAAGTGCTTTCATTTTAATAAGAAAATCCTTGATAGAAGACATAACTTTACTTGCGTTTGCCAATTTTAATTTCCTCCTTAAATATTATTTATATTTTTAATTGCTTTTTCTAACAATTTAATCGAACGATATTTTTCACTAATTACTTTCTTTTCATCGTAAATTTTTACTTGATTTCCAGCTCTTCCAGCTTGAACTAATGCAACATGATTTCCTCTTATATTTTGCTGATAGATTTTACCATCTTTTTCAACATATTCACATTCATAGCCAGAGGAAATTTCACGCTTTGCACCGCTTTTAATTTCATCAATAACAATCGGATCACGCACAATAATATCTGCAACTAAACAATTATAAAGATCGCCCTTTCCACGTCTAACATTGCGAATATCACCTTTAGCGTAAATCGACCAATTGTTTACGTCTACATCAACAGAAGGGTGCGTATCTGTAAATGCTTTTCCTTCAAAAGAAGCAATTGCCGTTTCATTAAACACTTCATTTTCTGTTCTGTATACATCAACAATTCCGCTGCCATCAAGCCCTAATTCCTCTCTTAAATACTTATAAGTGCCGGTTCTTGCAATCGGAACATTAAAACAAGCAAGGCAACCGTCACTTAATTCTGTAATATTATTAGAGATTTTAGAACCGTAATACGAAATAGGCAAACTTTCTCACCACCTAATTTTTCGATACTGTATTATATCATAAACATTACGACTTGTCAAGCACTTTTTTTCTAACTTTTTATGCGTAAACAGCTCGCTCACAGTAGATGGAATAGCCATCAGTAAAGAAATTATACACAACGGTCATACCATCCGCAGCCGTGATATCCTCGCTATAGAGAGTAGTCTTAGACGGGAACTTTACCTGATTCTTAGTTGCAGCACCATTAACAGCAACAAGCGTATAATGCGCACCGTTCACCATGTGGTTGAAATCTGCAATCTGTAAATCTGCCGTTTCCTTACTAAGATCAACACGCATATTTCTATATGCGGCTAAATCAAATCCCTTTGCATTCTTTAATGCAGTAGCATCAACAAACTTAAAATGTCCAAAGTCATCAGGATTAAAGCCGCAGTCAGCATTCTTAATATAAGGCATTTTATTTTATCCTCCTTTTTACTCATATAGCCATACTTTATATGTCCCGGAAGTAGCGCCGGAAGTTCCTAAAATTAAAGCATCAATATAAGGCTCATCTTTTGTTAGTGCTCTACTAAATCCACTTTGCAAAAAGCTATCAACAGAAGCAGAAGCAGCCGGAGAAGTTGAGTGCGCCACCCACATACCTGAACGAATAAACATTTCAGCAGTAGTATACGCATCTGTGTCATCAAGTCCAACAATATTAGAAAGAATCTCTGTATTCTTGTAAAATGCTCTGATTGACGTATCTGCTGACTTAGTACCACTTCTAATATGCTGCACATAATAGCCTTTGCAATGCAGATTATTTAGTACAATACCAGCTTCTGTATCTTGATATTCATATTCACCCTTGAAAACTGCTTTGCCTTCTGCAAGCTTCGCAATTTCGCTTTCTTCCGAATCCCAAGCGGGAGAAGGAATACCGGGCTTGATAAAAACATCATTTGCCATTTCTTTTCACCCACCTTTATAAAAGCTTTTCAAATTCGCCTTTTGTCATCATCTGTATTTGTCCGTTTCTATATACTTTATGAGGCCACTTTACATCATCGATATCAACAAGAATTTCAGAGAAACATCTACAGTTCCAAATGTTTCCTGCATGGTAGTTGCCAACACTTTTTTCACCTGCAAGTGCTTCCGGGGATGGTGGATCATTCCAGTTTACAAGAACGCCCTCCATGAGCCTATGAGACGGCCTAACGCGCTTTCCGTCAAGGGCAGTTCTCCACACATACCATTGCATATCAAGCGACTGTGCGCGTACTCTGGTCAAAGCAGACTGTGTTTTTGCTACCTCTGTACGTGCAATAAGACGCGCGGAAGCTCTTGAGTGTTTATCAGTCTCTTGCCTGATTACTTTTTCAATGCTTCTCGCGCGTTTTCCTTTTAGAGCTTCATTTGCAATTTCTTTTACTACCTTTTCGGCAACATCATTTGGGAGCGTTTTAATTAAAGCAGCATTCTCTAACACTTGATCGTTAATTAGAACATCTTTGCCTTGCTTTAGTTCTTCCACCAACAAAGTATATAGAAAATGTCCTCTTGTGCTCTTTCTTGCTGCTTCTCTCCATGTCTTTGCATTTACATCTGATAAAGGCGTTACCATACGCTTTACAGCAGACATTATATACTTTTCGTACTGATATGAATTTTGAAATTGATTCATACGCTGCACATATAGCGCTTGATCTTCTCCGACACTCTGTGCAATTTTTTTAAACATATCACACAAAGTATAAAGAGTTTTCAAATACTCATTTTCAATACGTCTCGACTGTCTCCAAATACTATATTTCATCTATTACAACTTTCTTGCAGCATTTGCAGCTTCGCTAAAAGTTGCATACTTTCCTTTTACATTTCCGTAAGCGTCTAACACAACAAATTCAGAACCAGTATTTTTTACATATCCATTTCCTACAGGCTCAGATCCTCTTAAATCAGATAAGCTATCACATAGTTTGATAGCTCTGTCTAACACTTTATTCATTCTCTTCACGACCTTCTTTTTCTTTCTGTAATTCATCAGGATCAACAGAATAAAGAATCTTCTGTAGCTCACCTACATGCACTTTTTCTTCATTGGCGATATCTTCAATTACTCTTTTGATTTCAGGCTCTACAATATGAGGCACTAAAGATAAATAGCTATTGATTGCTTCATTCTCTTCGTTGATCTTCTGACGAATAGCTATTGCAAGTTTTTTCTTATCATACTTTTCATTATATGATACCATTTCAATAGCTTTATCAATTGCTTTCATATATCGCACCCATTAAAGTCCAAGCCTTCTCTTCACTTCATTTTCATCAGGAATCCAATTAAACATTCCTGTTTCATACATCTCTATCGCTGCTTGCCTAATAGTAATTTTACCAGACTTAATATCTTGCTTCAAGCTCTCTTTAATATTGGGTGTATCACAATTTCTAATAGCTTTATCAATAGTTTTAGAATCACTCATCTTCTTAACGCCAATAAGCGAAACAAACTTACTACCTTCACGTCTTCTTACTTTCTGTTCTGCTTCTTTCTCATTCGCTGCCATAACTAACGCCTGCATAGTACCGGAGTTAGACTTATAGACAACATTAAAAGAAGTGTCAATAGCTCTTGTATCCTTACTTTTAACAGTATCAGGAACATTCATGCACAAAATAGGATCATACATTTTATATATCCTCCAAATATTTTATATGCTTAGTATAGCAAAATAAATAGTATTTGTCAACTTTTAATTCTAAAAGTGTCATAAATAATATCACCACAAATATTTTCAAATTCATGTAACGCTTGCTTTATTTCTTCACTTAAATACATAAGTTCCATTTTACTTTTTTCCTTTCTTTATAACTTTTGATTTAATTATATTATAGCACACAACTTTTACTTTGTAAATACTTATTCTAATCGCATCTTTTCTACACACCTACAAATTTTGTCACTTTCAATAATACCAAACAAAGTTTTACTATCCAAGTAAATTTGCGCAATGCTCAACCAGAACAAAGCTTCATCACATAGCATAATATTTGCTCTGTTCACTTTTGCTTCTCTTTTAAGCATATCAAGCTCAATACAAAACTTATCTTTCACTACCAATACAGCCTCATTTCTTTTACGCCTAACTTTTTAGCTTCTTCGTGATCTCCAACAAACAAATCAATTCGATTTCCCTTGATAGCGCCGCCTGTGTCCTCTGCACGATATAAACGCCCGTCAGCGTCATGCAGTACAGTACCCAGTGGAATTACTCGCGGATCAACAGCAACGCTCACAAGAGGCTCTAAATGCTTTCCAGAAGCACCGTATGCCTCACTCTCACTACCGCTTGAATACGAGCCACAGCAAATACTGCATCCGCAATAATGAGTTACTGTGAACATTGCACTATGACTTGTAACAGATAAATAGGAATCGTAAAAACCTATAGGCGTTACTTCTGAACACGGAACTTCAAAAGCAGTACTTTCAATGTGTATTGCTTCTTGATCTTCAACAATAGCTTGATTGCTTTCTTGCTTTTCCTTGATTCTTTCTCCAATCCAAAAGCCAAACAAAAGACAATCAACAAGAAAAAGAACAATTAGAATAGAATCAATAATTGCATTTCTTCTTTGCCTCTTTTGTTCTCTTGTTTTTGACTTTGAAGAATACAAAGCGTTTTTAATTTCCGTTTCTGTATTACGCATTTTCAAATAGCATTCAAAATCCATCAAAATTTATCACTCCCATCTAATACAAATAAATACTTAGACAGGCAACAAACAGCGATAAAAACAAGAACAATAATAAGTAACGTTTTCATAACGACTTTCCTTTCTGATTTAGTGTACTTGTATTTTACTGCTATTTATTTCATTTGTCAACAACAAAATACTATACAGCGGAAATATTTTTAATTTCACAGGCTGCACAACATTCGGAAAGCATCTTCTCGGCTTTCTTTCTTGCTTCCTTTGCATTCTTTGCTGCAACTTGTAAGACCTTGATAGAATTCAGTGCTTCATATTCAACATAGAAAATCGTTTTACTTGCTTCTTTAATTGCTTTATTCAACGTCTTCTTTTTCAGGCTCATTTTCTTTGTCACCTTTCTTGTTTTTCAAAATATCATCAAGTCCATTTTCAAGTTCTTTTTTATTTTCTTTCTCTTCCTTTTCTTTCTGTTCATCTTCTTCATCAGCTTGCTGAATCATTTCATCTGTAATGTTACTCCACATATTAGTAACAGGTGTTTGTTGTTTCAGTTCTCTAAGCACTGTGCCCTTACCAATAACACCAGAAGAAAAAGCATCAAGAATAGGTTGCGTCTGCTTCTGCCCAAGGTCAGCCTTTTCCATATTGGACGGTCTTCTAACAGGATTAAATACAAGTTCCATATCATCAGGAATTTCACCTAATGCAGACATTGTAATAATTTTAATTAACTTTTCAAGTGGCGGTCTTACATACGTTTCTTGCTTTTCCTGAATTGTATCATAGTAGTTTTGAAGTGTTTCTTCACCGCTATTAAAGCCAGTGGGAGAACGTCCGAAAAGCTTATCAATAGGAATTTCAGCAGCACCGGAAATATCTAACATAAAAGATTCATACACATCATTGATACCGGTAAAAGAATACTGCTGAGTAGTAAAGCTATCGTCCTTATCAATTGCAAAAGTACCAGTATTGCACATTAGACGGTTCATATTTTGCATTGTCTTATAAACATTGTCTAATGCTTGCTGATCTCCAAGTGTAATTGCCTGTCCTAATCCCTCCATGCTAAACACACGAATATTAGCAAGAAAGATTAAGAATGAAATATTAGCGCTTGTATCGTCTCTCTTTTTCAGTTCAGTATATACGTGCTCAAGCTCAGAAGCTCCCCAATAGTTTTCAGCAATTTCTTCCCAATAAGGAAGCTTTCTACCAATCATCTTAATAACACGAGAATGATGAATCTTAATTGCTTTGTTCATTGGTGCAGAAGTAACAATATAGTACTCAGGCTGACCAAATTCAGGGTCATCAATATCAGTTACAAGCTCAAGAGAGGGAGAAACACCACACCAACGATCAACAGTAAAACAGCCTTTATAGCTATCAGGCATGATTTCATCATAGTCAAGCGGCTTAGACATATCCGGCTGATCTGCAATCATAGGGATTAGCAAGCAGCCACCATACAGACGTGACCAATTAAGACACTCAAGAAAACGTTCACGTGTGTGCGTTCTTGTCCACGCTTGCATGATCTTTGTCACTTTATCTGGATCAAGCTGTGTCTGCAACTCAAAGCCATTCTTAAGCATTTCATTTGCAGGCTTCTCAACAATTGCTTTTGCAATCCAATTATCGCGAAACAGAATATTAAGTGTGTAGTAGTCCCACGTGAAGCGCTGCATTACATATCCAGCAGTTTGAACTAAATTATTCGCCCCTGCTCCAAGATTAGCAACGGGATTAGAATAAGCGTCAAGCGCCTTTTTAACAGAAAGAATTTCACTCTTACTATTTACAATCCCTGTGGGCATATCAAGCACTTTACGCTTTTTTCTTCCCATTGTTTATTCCTCCATCAATTACTTTTAAAAGAAGTATCTGTAATAAATCTTTCTTTTGCTTTTTGATGTTCTGTAAAATATCCGTTCCTATCAAATTCCTGCTGCATTGTATTTGTTAATCCGCTCCAATTAGTAAACAAGATACCATCAACAACAATGCATCTACAATATAAGCGCCATGGATCGGTATCATAGCATCTACGATATATTTTATAGTAGCCACTTTTTACTTTCTTCGCTTTATAGTCAAAATATCGTCCACCATAAATGTCTGGATAACAGTCAATTACTTTTTTTATGTTCTCGCGTCTCATACAGCATTATTCATTCCATAAATCTCATATTTGCTTGTAGTAGTAGAAATAAAATAACGCAAAGCATCACAGCAATGATCATTTGCTTTTGCAGGTTCTTCCTTCCCACTCTCGCTTCTCTTTTCATTCCATATATAAAGCCCAAGCTCTTGAATCAAATGCGGACATTGATCTTTATTTATCAACAAATGCCCACTACTCATAAGAGCATAAACGCGGCGTATACCTTCATACACATCATTATTTGCTTTCATTACTGGATATCCAGAACGTCTAAGAGAAACAATCAAACTACTTGCAGAAGGGTCAACAATTACACTTTTGATTTGCTCTTTATTATCAACAAAAGACGCAAAGCCTCTTACATACTCTTCATCTGAAAGTTGCTTCATACTTTTACGTCCATCGTAATAGTATTCATTATCAACATAGAAATAAGGAATTGCTTCCCCACGCTTTCTATATTTGTAACATTCCAGAAACACACAAGGATTAAATACACCGTAGTCAGCAGCATAAAAAGGAATGCCACCGTTTACAGAATCATTTTCTCTGATACCGATAGGAACTACTGTATCTCTACTTTGCATTGTATATGTGTTTTTCTCTTCATCAAAGCAATCATAAATTACACCATCAGCGGCTGACCATTCACCAAGAATAAAGCGCTTATAGAATAAGCCTTGAAACATAGTCTTATATCTGTTGATTGTTTCTTGACTAAGAGAAAGATTATCTTCTAAATCAAAGTGAATTCTAAGATAGTTGTACTTCTTCCATTCTCTTACATGATTAACATAGAACCAGTGTTGTGGCCCTTCTGGATTGCAGTTAAACCATAGTTTTGCACCTGATACACTGCATCGTGCCATCGCTTGTTCTACAAAGCTTTGAGGCATTAGCGCTACTTCATCAAGAAAAATACCGGCAAGTGTAATACCTTGAATTAAGTCTTGCGATCTTTCATCACGTCCACCAAAAAAATAGTAAGTATTGCTAATGCCTTTCTTTGTGACTATCATGTAGTTATCGCCTTTTCTATCAAGTACTGCATATCCTCTATTTAACAGTATCTCTTTCAGCGGATTTATTACATTTCTTCTCAAGCTTCCAATCGTCTTTCCACAAATAGCAAACTGCTGTCTTTTAAAGCTTTCCATGCTCCAAATTAAAAAAGAAAGACTTCCACAAATTGTCTTTCCAGAACGAACCGCCCCTTCTGCAATTACTCCTTGACACTTAGAAAATGGGCTTTGGGGCATCCACCACGTTAATAGCTGCATTTGCTTTTTTGATAATCTATTCCACTTCATAATAATATCAATCCAAATTTAATATATAATTTCCCCATTGGTTAGCCATTTCTTTAGCTATACCATAAGAAAGTTTACTTCTATTTATTTGTCTATCTTTTCCACCTTTAGAAAACCATGTATTGCTATTATGACAATTTTCTTTAGGTTTAACAAGATTAGTGGTTTGCAACAACGGAAGGCCTTTAATCCATAAAAGAGTATTCTTACTAAATTCATCACCAAAATAGTAAGGTTGAATTATTTGGCTATATTCTGGAAATTCAAATACTTTTGATGGAACAGGATTTTCCACAACTATATAATTACACTCTGCATGAAGAATAGCAAGAATTAAAGCTTTACCACACAAACCTTTATAATAACGCTCAACATTAAAAATATGATTTCTAAATAAATGTCTAGCACCTGCGTTTGTAGTATATGTGCAAGGTGGGAATGCTATAATTGCATCCCATCTTTTATTGATTTTCCTTTTTGTTCCGTCCTGCGTAGTAAATTTACAAAAGCCATTTAACAAAGGAAGAACATCCCCTACAATATGCCATTCTGGATAATCTCCACTTGTTTCTAACAAATCACAGCTATAAGCATTTATTCCTATCTTTCTTAATTCAGTTGTTAAACGCTGACTTTCTTCACAAGCTACTAAAATATGTTTCTTCATAACAAAAACCTTTTACTCACACTTTCTTTTATCAGCTGGTTTTCTATTAACAAGCACTGCATATTCTTCTTTTATTGCGCATTCATCTAATGAACATTCTGAGCATTCAGGGCTAAAAGGGCATTTAATACTTTCTGCTCTTCTAATAGTTCTTGAAACAGTAGTAAAATGTACTCCGAGCTTTTCTGCTATCTGATACATTGTAAGCCCATCTTCATAGTACATTTTCAAATATAGTTTACGCTTTTTCCAATCTACTTTCATTTTACTTTTTCACCTATATAAAAGATACTTCCTGATACTTTACTTACTTAACAAAATGAAAGAAACGAACTTTTCTCCTTTTTGTATTTTTTATATTCAAGTATCAGGAAGCATACTATTTTAGATTTTACGCTTTACAACTAAAAGCACGTATGCAATAAATGTACTGCTTGTTACCTTTCCGGTATTTGCTTCACAAAACTCCCTCGGAAACGTTACACTATTATTTGCGCACTTTTCAATTGCTTTTCTTACATTGCGTTCAATCCTTCTTTTATCTGTTCCAAGAATTTCAGCAACTGCCGGATACAGCTCTTTTGTAATAGAAACATGATAAAAATCTTTGCCATTCATAATGTAGTAAAGAACGCATTCTGTAATGCACTGGAATCCTTTAATTGCAGGATTAACACCAAGATACAAAAGTTCATTTTCAATAGTTTCTCTTACTTTCTTACTTTCCATTTTCTTTTTACCTTTCTTTTACTTTATTTATAGTTAGCTAATAGCGAATCCTCACCACAAAGATATTATGCTCACCAACGAACGGAGACGCTTTTCACATCCTTTTATAAAATATTTCAAACGTCCGATTTTCATTGCTGCCGCTATTAGCTAACTATTTTACTTGTATAACATAGTATTAAATACTTTTAAACCATTTAACTTTCCGTGTGTATGCTCTTTTGCAACCTTCTTTAATGCCTTATCTGCTGCATCTGTACTTGACATAGCATCTACTAACAAATTGTAGTGTTTGCTGTGCCTTTCATCTTTTACCATAACATAGTATTTGTTCATAGCTTTTTAGGCAACTGTGTAAATCTTTCGAATACACACGTTTTCACTATTTACAATTCCACTCTTTACAAGAGATTCTTTTGCTTTCATTGCAGCGCTTGACATACAGTTAGAAAACATAGATACTAAATATCTTTCATTATTTGCACTATCAAACAAAAGAATTTCATACCTCTTTACATTCACTTTTCCTTTCTTCCTTTCTCTTATTTATTTCATAACGCACTTTCTGACCATTTGTCATCAATCCATATTTCTTAGACAAATTATAAACGTATGAAATACTTCTATTTGTCATTTTACAAATTTCTTTTATTGTAAGCTCTGGCTTGTTTCTTAAAATTTCAACAACTTCACTTTCTGGCGCTCTATTCAATGGTAAACCATTTTTTCTTCGCCATGATCCAATACTGTTTCTTTCATAGTGAAGTCTTTTACCAATTTCTGAATCAGAAAAGCCTTGCTTATATAGCTCTAATCTTTCATTGTGATCTTTAATATTTTGATTTACCATTTTACTTTCCTTTCTATCTTACACTATAGCAATCAATCACACAAAACACTTGACCAACATGAAGAAAATGTCTATATGTATTTGGCATTTTAATTTGCTTCATTACGTGATCAATTGCAAACTGTTCAGCTTCAAACTTAGATACAGCAAACAGATTTCTTACAATATAAAATCTTCCGGTTTTAAAATCAGAAATATATACATCATAGTTCATTTTCTCTTTGCCTCACTCTTTTAACATCAATGATATTTAAGTTCTCATATTCCAGCTTATCCAGAATTACAAGATGGTCTAAAGCAAATTTTGCTGCATCACTGTTGCTTTCTGCTTGAATTCTTGTACTGTAGTATTTGTCACTTACACAATCCTTTACAAGCACATCAAACTTTTTCATTTATCTTACCTCTTTTCGTTTCCCATCGTAGACGCTGTTTGCTTGCGTTCTGCGGTCTTTCATTGTGGCCTATATATGATAACTGCACGGCTTTTACACCGTGCTTAGAATCGCTTAGAATGCGGGAGAGATACGGCAGCAAGCGTGGTAAATGCTTTACTTTTGATCGGTAAGAAAAAGTATTGCATTTTTCATCTTGCATTTGACTATCTGTCCAACCACTTTTGACAGACCGATATATTTTTATTTAGTCAAACTCTTCATCGTCAACAGAAGGAATATTGTTGCGCTGCTTCTTAAAGTCTCTGCACTTCTTACAACGCTTAGGAAGTTGGAATCCTCTCTGCTTGTAGTATTCCTTTTCAAGCTCAGTAATTTCAAACTCTGCATTGCAGTCAACACAAATATGCTTTTCGACCTGCCTGCGCAGCTGTCTGCATTCGGGGCACTTCTTGGGCATTGTAAAGCCTCTGTCAATGTAGAATTTCTGTTCGGCGGGCGGCATTACAAACTTCTTACCGCAACGCTCACAAGCGATTTCAAGTGCATCTAAAACGTTATTTTCCATTATCTTTGCTTTCTCCTTTAGATAAGTTTTTGATTTCTACCAAATTTCCATCTTTCATTTTATGAAAGAAAATATTATCATTGTATTGAATAAGGCGAATTGTATAGTACCCGCGATCCGTACTAAAATTATTCACCTTTAGAATTTTACCATACCTTAAAAGTGTTTCACTTGCAACTTTCTTTTTATCGTTCATTTTACTTTGTTCCTTTCAGAATTTACCTAAAGTATAACATAAAAGTACATTTTTGTCAAGCATTATTTTCTTTATTCTCTTCGCTTTCTGTATCGCTCATATCCCAAATAGCAGTGACACTTTCCTTAATAGCTTGCATAAATCCATCGTCTTCAACTTCGGGAATTTCGGCTTGTTGCGCTTTCTTTTTAAGTTCAAGCTCTTCCTCAAGAAGCTGCACTTTTCTTTCCTCAAGCTTCTGTTTAAAGTCGGACGGCATATCCTCAACATACTTAGCAAGATTATCCAATGCTTTCATCTTGTCATACAGTTCAATAGAAACACCGTCTTTACTTGATTTGATAGATTTAATAAGCTGACCGTCAATTTGATCTGCGGACTTTAATCTAATACTATAAGGATAAATATCAACAAAGTCTGACATATCAGAAAATGCGATCCTAATCCATGCATCTAAAATATCTGACGCATTGATAAAGTGCTGCTTTAGTACTCTTGCTTTTAGCCAGCAAATATACCTTTGTACATTTTCATTATGTAAAAGCCTCAGTACATAGCTTTCTGACCGTTGATTATACCCGGCTTTTATTAAAGCCATTCTTTTATTATGCCCTTCTATATAGTACTCACAAAAATTCTTTTGCTGTTCGGAAAGCCCTGCACACGCTTCACGCTTTTTCATTGTCAGCAGCTCTTCTTCAGTCCATGCATTATAATCAACGGGATTTACACGCATTACTTATATCTCCTTATTTTTGATCTTTTCCTCATAAAACTTTTTGGAGATATCAGCCTTTTTCTTTGTTCTATCGAAAAATGATTTCAGATTGCATCTTGAACAGTTATAGTCTTCATTAACAAAGAAAGAACAATGATATGATTTACACATATCGCAGTAATGTTTCATTTCCTCACTGATATCTATACTTGTAAAAAGTGAAAACTTAAAAGTGCAACCTGAAATCCTATCTATTTTACAGCTAATGTTTTTATACTCATTTGAAGCAATATATTTTGCTGCTCTTTTGCAGCCTCTCAAATATGCTTCCTTTTTACTTTCGGCCTCAACAATGAAGCTGCAAATTTTATTGCAAAGATACATTGTTCAAACCTCGCTTTCTTGACGTTTCGAACGTTCAAGCGCTCTATTTGTAGCTTCCTTGGCAAGCTTATCAACAAGTTCGTTGTAGTAGTTGCCGGAATGCCCTTTTACCTTTATGTACTCGATTCTTGAACGAATCTTTTTGCGATAAAAATATACGTCTTTCCAAAGCTCAACGTTTTTGATCTCTTCACCCTTTTTGTTTACCCAATCATTTTTCTTCCAATTTTCAAGCCAATTTTGAGAAAGTGCGTTCAAGCAATATGCTGAATCACTATAAATTTGAATCACACTATTTTTATTATTATATTCAGGATTGTTCCAGATATGCTTTAGCGCTGAAAGAATTGCTTTCAGTTCCATTCTATTATTTGTTGTATTTACTTCACATCCAGACACTTGTAAAATTGGATTGTCTCGCTTACTCAACATTACAAAAGCATATCCACCGGGGCCGGGATTTTTGCTGCATGATCCATCAGTGTATATCTTAAAAAGCAATTACGTCACCTTCTTCAACTTTCCTGATTTAACAAGCGCGTAAACAAGAGAAATATATTTTAAGTATCCTTCATATTCACTGCTATAGAAACAAGTTAAAATATATCCGTCTCCTGTTTCCATGATATAGCAATATTCAGAAATTACAGAAAGATTATCATACCTTTTTGTTTTTACATTGTATCTTTTCTTTAGATTTGCACAATATTTCTTTAGTTCTTCTTCTGTTGGTTTTTCTTCAAACTTTAGAATTTCCATTACATACTTTACAAGCTTTTTTCTATGCTCTTTCTTGTTGAAATCTAAGTTCTTCACTTCATAAATTGTCATAACAAGCACCTAACAAACAAATAGTACAGCAGCGAGCCGGGCTTACGCATATATTTTTTTATATGCCGCCCGGCTTCATATCATTGCTGCTGCTTTCGGAGAAATTTACCATGAATGCAGCCCAAGCACCCATAAATTGCTATTTTGGCATACCATTTAACCAAAATAGCAATATTTACTTTATTCAGTCAAAATCAAAATCGTCTTCGTCATCGTCAACGGGCTTACTCTTTTTCTTACCCTTTGCAGGCTTCTTAGCGGGCTTTCTGCCGCGCTTCGGCTTAGGCTCTTCCTCTTCATCATCTTCGTCCTCGTCATCATCGTCGTCAACAGGCTCAGACTTCTTTGCAGGACGGCCACGCTTCTTAGCGGGCTTCTCTTCAATCTCAGCCTGCTCATCAATATCCTCATCGTCATCATCAAGATCGTCATCTGTTGCAATCTCAGAATCACCGTCAAGGGCATCAGCATTGCCGGAGAGATAGCTATTGACCTTACGGGCAGTAAAATACTCAGGCATTGCAGACAGAAGGGAAACGCCAGCCTCATTAACCTTCATTGCATAGTAGGCAAACAGAGGGAAACGCTTCATAATGTCAGCAATAGCAACAAAATCCTTGCCCTCAACAATAACCTTGACCGCTTCCGCAGCAGTCCAATTCTTAGCAGTGTGTACACGCTTCTTAGCCATTTTACTTTTTCCTCACTTTTTAATAAAATTATTTAAGTCAGCTTTCGCTGTACTCTACTTATAAAATCTTGCCTTTTAACATAATGCTTGCTTCTTCTTCCAGAAGCTTAGCAAAGTTATTAACAAAGCAATTTTCAATTGTGCTCTTAAACTGAATCTTACAATTTGCATTTCTATCAATTTTGATACTGTCAACACCAAAAATTCCAAGAGGAACTTTTAAGTTACTGTCGCCATTGATATAAGCAATAAGCTTTACTTGCTTTGCAATCGCTGCAACAAACTGTAATGCATTCGGAAGATCACCCTCTGGAAAAGACATTTTAAAAGTGATATCCATATTTCCCTTAATGTTATGACCATCAAAATAGCCTGTTGAAACAATCATTTCTTTTTCTTCTGCCATTTGCTTTCTTGTTCCTTTCTATAAGATTTAATAGCACTACTTGAAGAACTTATTTTCTTTCGCTTTACTGTATTGCTTTCTTGAATGCTTACCGTTCTTTCTTTTACTTTCCCTGTTTTTATCATATCGTTTAGATCATCAAGATTTTCTATGTTAACAAGTGCATAGATTTTATCTTGCTTTAAGAACTGTATGAGAAACAAAGGAAATTTATGTTCAACTTCGGCATGAACTTCGAGCTTTTTCAAATCCAGCAGAGAAACAGCGTAGGATGAATTATCTGTGCTTTTAAGCTGCACAAGTGTATTATCACTCTCGCCATCTTCTTTTGCAACCCAGCCGTTTCCAGAACCCGGCACTTGCTTGAATCCAAGAGCTTCTAAAGTTTTTCTTTCGTTGCGATAGTAAAACTTTCCTGATCTCTTCATACTTCACGTTCACAAACTTGGATAAAAAGCTTTACTGCTTCATAGTCAGTGATAAAACAACGGTTCCACATTTCTTTTACTCTGCGTAGGCCTTCGCAAATGCTAAAGTCTTTATCTTTCTGATAAACAGAAAATAAATCACTGTACATTTCTGAAACGTATCTTTTCATAGTGCTTTACCTTTCTTTTAAGCGTTAGCAATATTAAGCGCTGCAATAAGCTCTTTCATAGCGCGAACTTTCTGTGAATCTGAATAGTTTTTGTTTTCAACGATTGATTTTGAAATGCCAACATAAGTTTCACATTCAAGATCACTTCTGCAAGTAATTAGCTGACTGTAATAGGAATGTCTAAAGGCTTCATAATCAACTTTCATTTTGACTTTCCTTTCGACTTTCAGTATTTGAAGCTTTTCTTAACTTCTGATACTAATATAGCACTTTTCTTTGCTCTTGTCAAGCATTTTCTTTAAATTTATCAAACTTTTCTTGCAGTATCACGGCAATTTTTTTTCATGCAGCTCTTACAGACTTACAAACTAAAGTGATTAACAAGAAATTTCATTCTTCGTTTTTGTGCGCTTGCTTAACAAGATCATTAACACAAATAATTTTTGTGCATCTTCTGTTTAATCTTTTAATAAGATAAACTTTCTTTCCAAGCAAAACAAGTCTAACAGAGATATAAGCCTTGCCACAAGTAAAAGTTTCTTTGTGAAATTCAATTCCATTTTTAGCAAGTTCGTCTCTCAGTTCATACAAGTCTTCGCTAAGTTCTTCAACAACATATTTTGTGCTTTCTTTTTCTTTCATTCTCTTTTACCTTTCCTTTCTGTTAACAAGAAACATTTATTCTTTTGTTGTAAAGCTTACAGAACAACAAGAAATGGAGTTCCTTATTCCTTTACTGTTCTCTTTCTCTTGTTGTCCTTTTGCTCTCTATTACTTATCTCTTTCAAGAAAGAAAGAAAAGAAAGAAAGAAGTTTTCTCTTTTCTCTTTCTCTCGTCTTGCTGTCTGTCTGCATGTGATATTATATAGCAAGATTTTGTCTTGTCAAGAAAAGAAAAATCAAAAAAATATTTTTGTATCTTTTGTAGAATTTAATCATTTTAGGCATGTTGCAAATGCAACAGTTTATGTGCGCTTTTCACAAACTTTTAGCTTTTAGTCCTCAAGCTGTAAGTGATACGGATATCCAGTAAAAGGGTACAAAGACATGCAAATAGCATCTGCCATATCATCATTATAAGTAAATCCAGTACCCCCACGGCCTCTTTTTACCACTTTCATTTTTTCTCCAAAGCCCAAATCTATAGCTTTTCTTACTGAGCCAAATTTTTGAGGATTATTTACACCTTCTATTGCATCAAAAATAGGTTTAGAAGTGCCAAGGACAGCATATTTCCAAGTTCTTGTTTCTACACTATACACACGTATATTTCTAAGATAGCAAGTGTCAACAATAGAAGCAATTAAAGCAGCGTGCGCTTTTATTACGTTTGGTCTGAATCCCTCTAAAGCTGTCTCAACATCGGGAGTGTGAAAAGGGGCTGCACGCTTTCCTGTGAAAGTTCTGACACGTTCAACAATAACAACCACCTGATCTGTGATGAAGTGCTTGAGGCAACTGTCAATGGCTCTATTTAGCGTTCTGCTTAGCTCTAAGCGCTTCTGTGACTTAGTCTTGTACTTTGCCATAGGGACGCTTCCGACGCTTCTGACACGCCCTGAGACGCAAATAGAAAGACCAGTCCGGGTGTAGGACTGGTCAATAGCAATGATACATGGGACTTCTTTGAATGAGTTCCTATTTACTTTAGCTGTGCCTTTTTTACCACTTGCCATTTATATACCTTCTTTCTTTTCAAGTGGAATTCTTCCTTTACCAATAAGAAAGCAAGCATCGCGCATATTACATTTCATAGCACGCTTACAGTCTTTATTTTGGCATTTATAGTTCGGAAGTATTCCTTCTTCTAAATATTCTTTTTTCATTATCTGAATTTCTTTTAGACGGTCAACATAGGGACGTACTTTTTCTTTACTGTACTTTACCGGAACGATCTTAAAGTTTTGATCATTCTTGCTGTCCATTAGTACAAAGCCTTTTCTGTGGGGGATCCCTGTATAAACAGAAAGTGCCCAGCAGTAGAAATTGATTTGCTTTTCACCGGATGGATGACGATCTGACTTGTTAAACAAGAAAGTATTTACACTTTTTACATCGCAAATTACTTCTTCGTCAAAAATATTTAATAAAGCATCAATAGTAAAAGAAAGATCATACTTTTCTAAAAATAGAGTTCTTTCAATAGCTACGTCAATTCCCTGTCTTCTAAACAGATTGTACCACTTTTCATGCATTGCATTTCCTTGAGCAAATACACGTAGTAAAGAAGTTGGAAGCTGTTCACCTTGATTCATCTTAAAAAACAGAGATAGTACTTGTTCCCTATAGCAAAATTCTTCTTCCGAGGCAATGATAGCGCTTGCGTGTAGGCCGTAGCGGTCTTCATGTTGCCTATCTTCAACGAATAGCTTATCAAGGCGGTTATGTACCATCATAGCCCAAACGTCGCTCTCAGTGCCTTGCTGAGCCTTAAACAAGTCCTTTTTAAGTCCCATACGTTTCTTTCCTCGCTTTCATAAGTTCATTACGAATTGGCTTGATATCATCGTATGAGACAAAGCCACGATCAAAGAAAAAGGGAAGTTCTGCTTCTCCATAGGGATTTCCTACTTTATTTTTTACTACTTTACACTTAATTAAAATACCTACCTTTTCATTTGCAGAACTAACAAGGGGATTCTTATTTGGAATTTCGATCCATGACCTTCTAGCTACCTTTACACGGATAGAAGAATAGAACTTTATTGCCCTTCCTCCGGGAGTGATTTCCTGTTCTGCAAACATTGACATTGCTTTTGTATTATCTCTTACTTGATTAACAAGAAATACAGTAGTTCCTGTCTCTTCACAGATACGCTCAATAATAGGCAAGGTCTTAGCAAATAGGCGTGCAGTGCCTCCCATGCGCAGTTCATTATCTGCACTCTTTTCGATCTTGTCTACGTCTTCGCGAGGCTGACAGGCAGGGACGCTATCAAGGGCTATGATAGGCACACCGGCCTTTGCAAAGCGTATAACGGCGTTTAGAGCGTCTTCCCCATACTGAGCGCGGTATACTATCATCTGCTTATCTTGAACGCCTATGGCCTTTGCACGGGCTTCATCATACGACCCTTCAATTGGGATATATACGCCCAACTTATGAAGAGACATAAACCAAAACATGAGAGAAGTCTTACCAGAAGATTCAGCACCAAAGAATTCAATGATTCTTCCCTTTGGCATTCCACCGCCTAATATAGTATCAAGATTATCTATATTTGTACTCCAACGAGGGATTTGTAGATTTGCCTCTTTGCCAATAGTAAAGATTGATCCTTTACCGCTCTTTTTCTCTATATCCTTGCATATATCTGAAATTTGTTTAAGATCCATATTGGACTATCCTTTCTTTTACTTACACGGCTTGAACAATGCTAACATAGACGGAAATGGTGCTGCATTTTGCGCCGTTCCAAACTTTAATCTACCTTTGATAAACTTTACCTTTACATTTTCTTTTCTATAAATGTATTCGTAGAACCATTTTGTATCAGTTCTTGCAGGAATGAGCATTACAACAGTAGCGCCATTTTTAGCACTGATACTCGCTTTACGCACCCACTTATATATTTCTCTTCCGTATGGTGGATTGCACCAACAAACACCTTTCCATTCTTGAGAAAGTCCATCATCTTTTTTTTTGTATAGAACTTTTTACACTTTGCATTTTCTTCTATAGCACATACATCAACATCAAAATGGAATTTTCTATCAAGTTTGTCAAACAAATAATGCGGCGTTTCCCACAAATCCGATTTACTGCTAAACATTACATCTTTGTTCATAGCTTACCCTTTTGCATATAGTCTTATATTATATTCTTTTACTCTTTGCAGATATTTCTTTTCGTTGAACTCTAAAGCACCGGCTTTTTCCAAAGCATTGAATACCTTTATATTTGCAACTCTTTTAGGCATTCTTTCTTGAAAATCTTTATAGTTCTTAAAATCTCCGTTTTCTTTCTTTTCTTCTTCAATAGCGTAAGCTACCTTATTTCCAATACCGTCAATATTATAAAGCCCTTCCTGCAAACAAGTATCACCGAATCTATTATTAACAGAGAATTCAGCAGTTCCATTAACATGAGGCGTAAGAATGACACTTCCTTGCTTAGCAGCAAAACGCTTGTACTTTGGTAAGTTCTCCTTATTGGCATATTTTAGCTTTACCAACCAGAAATATTCGGGGTAGTTTAGCTTATACCACATAAGATAGCAAGCAATGATTGCATAGCCTGTGCTGTGCCCGGCGTTAAAGGAATAAGTCGCCATATCAAGGAACATTTCCTCGGCCTCTGAGCGCCCTATATGAGCTTTGACACAGCCGGTAAGAAAACTATCATGTAAGTCTTTTTCGACTTCACCTTGCCCGCTTATAAGCCGATTACGGCTATCTTGATCTTTGACAAGCTTCATCATCTTGTCTGCCTGATCTTCAGACATCCCAGCAACACCGGTACAAATGCTCATAATCTGCTCTTGATAAACAATAGTACCGTATGTTTCCTTTGTGTACTTGTAAAAGACAGACTTTTTAACATCATCAAGATTTTGCTTATTTTCTGCATATTGCTGCGGAGTACCTAAAGAAAGAGGCCCGGGGCGATTCATAGCATTTGCTGCACACACATCTTGAAAACAATCACATTCAATAGCATCAAATATCTTTCGTACTGTAGGGGATTCAAACTGAAAGATACCATCTGTATTTCCTTGACGGAATGCTTCAAAGATTTCGCTATCTTCGTAGATATCATTGGGTGTAAGAATCTTTCCTGAATAGCTTTCAAGCTCTTTAATCTCACTCATTGTCTTTAATCCAAGAAAATCAAACTTGAGAATACCAAGTGCTTCAAGGTCTTCGAGATCATAAGCACAAGAATAAAGTCCACCACGCTTTTCTATAGCACAGAAATTAACAATATTATTTCCTGCAATAGCTACACCTGCTGCATGAGTACCAATAAAGCGAACCTTTCTATATAACTTACTAAAATGCTCAATGATATTGTCGTACTGAGCATTGTACAACTTACACTTATTTGTGTCTTTTATCTTATCATAACAAAATCTTTCAGCTTCGTCAATGTTCTTTTTAACATAGTCTTTTATTTCTTTCTGAGATTCTTTTTCTTCTACTCCACAAACTTTGAAAAGATCATTCAGCGCGTTATCTACTTTATAAAGACCATAGGAACAAACCTGCGCAGCTTTGCCTTTATACTTATTGATAACATAAGAAATAACCTCGTCACGGCGTTCTGTCTCAAAATCCTCATCCACGTCAGGATACTTCTTTTTGCCTTTTCTCAAAAACCTTTCGAATACTAAACCGTTTTTCAAGCTATCAACATCTGTAATTCCTAAAGCATAAGCAATTACGCTATTACAAGCTGAGCCTCTTCCAGGGCCTACCTTAATACCATTCTCTTTTGCCCATTTAATATAATCCTGAACAACTAAGAAATAATCTGCAAAATCGTTTTCCTTTATTACATCAAACTCTTTTGCTACACGCTCTTTATATTCCTTTGACGTAATTCCACGCTTTTTCATTCCTGCAATAATTTTCTTTTTCAAAAGCGCTTCAGGGTCATCAACACCAAATTGTAGCTTAGTATATACAATTTGAGAAATGATATCTTCTTCAACTTTGCTTTCAATTTCCTCTAAGTTGTGAATCATTCTCTTTGCAAATTTCTTTGCACCAATCTCTGTTCTAAAAAAGTTGCTATGCATTTTTACAAAGCGCTTGATAAGTTCGTGCTCTGTAGGCATATATCTTTCTTTATATGTTGCTACAATGTCGATCTTATCATGCTTTGCAATTTGATGCATCTTCTTTACTGTTTCAAAGTCTTCTTTTCTTCCATAATGAGAATCAGAAGTTAAAATACACTTGATATCAAGCTTTCTTGCAAGCTTTATAAGTTCTTCATTTACTCTTTCTTGCAATTCCTCTTCTGAAATTTTATATGGCTGAATTTCAATATAGAAGTCATCAGAAAAGATATCTTGCATTTTAACAAGAAAGTTTTCGGCTTCGTCTAAGTCATCATTCTTTATCGCTTGCGAGGCATAGCCAGCAATACAAGCAGAAGAACAAATAATGCCTTCGCTATAGCGTCTAAGGAGATCATCTGTCACCCTCGCCCTATAGTAGAAATTCTTTTTACTTGCCTTTGTAAGAATCTTATTGATATTCTGATATCCTTCTAAATTCTTTGCAAACAAACATAAATGATAATCATTTCTATCTTCAATAAATACGGGCTGATAATAGCACTCCACTCCTAAGATAGGCTTGATTCCTACTTCTTTACAAGCTTGATAGTGCTTTATCCATCCTGATACCGTACCATGTTCAGACATTCCCAAAGAAGTATGACCTTTTTCTTTAGCAAGTACTGCTAAATCCTTTGCATTTCCAAAGCCATCAAACAGGGAATATTCTGAATGTCTATGAAGGTCAACCATATTTTTCCTCTGCCTTTCTGATTCTTCTTTTTGCTAAATCATAGTATTCATTATCAAGCTCAATTCCAACAAACTTTCGACCAGTTTTAATACAAGCAACACCTGTGGAACCACTACCCATACAATTATCTAAAACAATACCATTTTCATTTGTATACGTTTTAATAAGATATTCAAGCAACGCAACAGGCTTTTGTGTAGGGTGAAGTTTCTTTCTATCACTACTAAATTTAAGAATATTATTTGGATATCTTTCACCATTATTTATTGTTTCTACATTTTTAATTTTACTTCTTATACTGCTACTTAAACCGTCCCTATTACCGTTTTTTATAATATACGGTTTACCGCTTTCCATTTGAGGAATATAAGTCATATTAAGGCCTTTACTACTATATGACGTTGCGGCTTTTCCAAACACACAAATTTCCTCTACAATTTTACCGGGCTGATATCTTTTATTCAAAAAGTTTGCTGAATTATCTTTTATCCAATACCAATTATATTTATATAGCTTCTCATTAGATAAAACCAATTTAGAGGTAAAAGGCTGAACAGAAAACAAGACAATAGCACCAGTATCTTTAATAATTCTTTCGTATTGTTGCCATAACTTATCAAATGGAATTACACAATCCCATTTACAAGCACTTATTCCGTATGGTAAATCACAAAGAATCATATCAATAGATTGTTCTGGAATCTTTTGCATTTCTTTAAGACAATCACCATGATATAATAATACTCTTTTACCCATTTTTCAAGTACCTTTCTTTGTTCTTTTCAATTTTATCTTTTACAGCGTTCATTAACTCAAAGCTACTAACACCGGAATAAATGCAGACGTTTAATAAAAAGATAAAGCAATCTGCAATTTCCTCAAGCTTTTCACGCCTATTATAGTAAGTATTTCTTCCGTTGCGCTTCCACCGCTGATCCGCTTGCAGCACCTCGCCAGCCTCACCCAAAAGCCCAAGAATACTCTCTGCCATATCTTGTGGGCTATCAACGTCAAACAAACTATTGCATTTTAGAAGCTCTTGAAATTCCCTCTGCATAGCGTAAAGCGTGCCCATTGCTGGACACGTCTCTACACCATAGTCACGATCTTTATTCATCATCGTCACCGCTTTCTAATTCGTCATAAAGCTCCTGAAGGTCATCCTCTTCGTAGTTTTCAAAGAGTTCGGAAATAAGTTCATCCTCGTCTTCAAATTCCTTAATTTCTTTCTTACTCATACCAAGCTCTTTTGCAATATTCTTGATATCAGCAAAATCAAGATCATCCATTTTTTCACGCAAAGACTTTTCTTTCTTTTTGCCCTTGCTTTTCTTGACCTTCTTAGGCTTTTCATCTTCCTCTTCTTCCTTATATTCATCAGAGGAATGTGCAGAATATGCCTTAGAAATAAGTTCTCTTACTTTATCCTCAGAAAATGCATTTGCTTTCTTATTCTTAAAAGCAGACTTTTCAAGCGGAGTAATAACAAAAGAACCAGTAGTACCTTTACCGACCTTCTTAATCTTATAGTCACGGTCAAGAATAGTACCGTATTCCTCATACATTTCAATAAGAGAGGGAACAGGGGAAATGCCGGTTGCTTTCTGGAAAATCAAACGAACACAAGCGGAATCATAGTCCCAAACACTCCACGCATACCATTCCTGAATGGGGATCTCATCCTTACAATATTTACAAGCTTCATGGTCTTCGGGATCATCACAGGGAACAAAAATTCCACCGTTCGGATCAGGTGAAAACTGATTGTGCATTGTTACTGTGATACCTTCATCAAGCTCAGTAAGAAAGCGCACACGCTGCACACTATCAACCTTGAAATACACGATATCACGCTTGCTTGCTCCTGCTTGTGCAATGCTCTCTTTCATGCTCTTAATAAGATTAGTAGACATTTACTATTTCTCCTTTACTATTTAGTGTCTTTCGACATATTTGTATTTTACCATATAAAACAAAAAAGTCAAGCTTTAGATAGCAACTGTATTTGCTGCAATATCCTTTCTGCTTGAGCACTTCCCTGCTTTATATCTCCCATATCTTTTATTCCTTTCGGATATCTTAAACGCTTTACTTTAAATCCGTACTGCTTAGATATACGCTGTAAATAGTGATATCCTTTATTTCCTGCTTCATCACTATCCAAAGCACATATAATTGTTTTTGTCTTAGCTCTTTTTAATTTCTGTAGCTGTCTTTCGGAGGCTTTCCATCCTAAAAAGCAAACTACATTTTTACATCCTATTTGATTTGCTTTTATTAGATCAAAATACCCCTCAACACAAATTACTGTATCAGTATGTTTAAAACTACCCGGCAAAGCATTTTGCCTTCTAAAGCCTTTATTGTACAAATACTTTCGCTTTTCTTCTATCTCTTTATCAAACGTTCTCATTACATATCCGCGAAAGATACCGTTTTCTAACAAAGGAAATATTATTGGATAGTATTTGTTCATAGACGGCTTTGCTTGAAATTTTGTAAGAATACTATTGCTAAATCCTCTTCCATTCATATATTCCCTGCACTGTAGTATTTCATCTGAAACAGCATCAGTATTTGAAGGTTTATACCAACATGGAAGAGGTAAGTTATAGTAGTACTCTCTTGCTTGATTGATTTCTTGACGATAGCTTTCTTTTGCTTTCAGAGGCGTTCTGAGCGCATCTTTGCTTTGCTGCCTAAACTTATAGCCTACTATCTTACTGATTGCTATAGACGCTTGCAAATCGCTTACAGGCGGCTTTCCGGGATTCTGTATCTTATAGAAGTTTTTATATAGCTCTAAACTGCTTCCTTGAGCACCACAACCAGCATAGCAGAAAAAGAAAGCATCTGATACATTTATCTGCAAACTTGCATTTTGATCTTCATGGAATGGACAAACTATTTTATATTTGTCAAGTGGCTCAAATATTCCGTAGTACTTTAGCAAGGCAATAAAAGTATTTACTTCTGCTTGACTTGCCATATTTTAATTTACTCCTTAATTGGAATTTCTGGACTATTACTTTTCATCCTTACTGCAACAGACTTTTTAACAGTAGCATTGTAGCAGCCTTTTAGGTTATTGATATTTACAGTTCCATTTTCATAGTACTTTGAAAGCTTTTGCTGATTAACTTTCTTTTCAATCTTTAGCAAGTGCTTCATTTCCTTAATTTGGTCTTTAGTCATTCCACATTTTCTAAGATACTTAATAAACTCTTTCCAATTCTCAACACTTGCAGACGTTTCAACAACATCTTTGTAAACTTCTATAGGAAGCACTTCTGCAAGCATTTCGGTATTGTATTCAATATTTGTTCTTTCCTGCACATACACCAAACAATCGTCATTTTCACGCTGTCTGTTTCCAGTCTTTTCAAAGTACCTTGCCATGATATTCTTTCTATCATTCAAAATCATTTGCAATCCTGCAATTTGGTTTGAAACGTGAACAATATCATCAATGACTTTCTGAATATTAACTTTTGCCATTTACAACAAACCTTTCTTTTAGTATGTTTTATCAATCAGTTCTTTAACTGCGTTCTTGCAACTTTCTTGAACCTGTTTTGTAATGCTATCAAAATCATATTTCTTATTATACTCAAGCTTTGTTTCAAACTTTACACTTTCATTCAATCTTGTAAAGATGATTACCGCAGATAAAGTTAAATCATCCCCGTTTTTCACATTCATTTCTACAGCACAACTCGAAAGAATGTATGCTGCATGTTTGGCTTCGATTTCGATCAATTTTAAAATTATCTCACAACTTACAAACTTCATTTTGCAGCCCTCCCTACAGCGCAATTGAAATACCAACTAACAATGCAAAAATGAGAAGTAAAACAATAAAACCTGAAAAACAAAGCGCAACAACAGATGTTACAAAGCCTGCCGTTCTTTGCCCGCTCACATCGCCAAACTTCTTTGCTTTATTTGCAAGACACAATCCAACAATAGAAAGCGGAAATGCAAGTAAGAAAAACGTCGGTGCAATAAAGCCCAACAAAATATCTACACATGAAATGATACCAATAATCATGCTTGCAATTGCATAGCCATTTACTTTGATATTTTCGTTCATTTTACTTTACCTTTCTTATTTTACTTTATATTCGCTATTCCAGAACTTATTTTTACATCCTAAACAATCACGTACAAAAGCTCCATCATTACTAACATATTCACCCATACAATTACAGTTTGCACCAAATGCTTTTGGGCAATAGTCTACTATACCATTTGCATTTAATTTTAAATTGGGAAACAATTCCAGCAGCTTAGATTGATTTGTTTCAGCCGGGTGTTCATTTGCCCACTTTTCAACATTGGACACCATTTCTTGTGCTTCATCGTCGGACAACATATTTGACGAACTACAAAACGCATTTTCTCGACATGAACAATCAAGACAATCCTTGTAAAAAACACACATTCGTCTAATTATTTTTACGAACTCTTTGACTTCCATTTCTTTTACTATCCTTTCTTGCTTCTTTTCAAAGCATTGAAAATTCCTACAGGCCATTTACTACCATTCTTTACCCAAACAACATCTTTATACTTATCAACATAGAAAATACTGCCGTTAGGAGTTTGAATGGTAGCATACTTACCAACTACTTCAAGCACTTTACCGGAATAAATGTGTTCACTGTTTCTAAAAGCTACGATATTATTTTTGTTGATACTATCAATATATTTCTTTCTTGCTTCACTAAGCATATTTCCTCCTTTCGTAGCATCTATTTAAGGCTTTCTTTCAAGCTATGTTCATAGTATACTACTCTTTTATTGCTATGTCAACACATATTTTACTTATTTCTAATTTTATATTTCCTATTTCATCATTGCAAGCTTTCTTACTAAGTCTTCACCATACTTGTACTTTTCAAGATAGTCCATAGTGGCCTTCTCAAGACCTGCACGGCGCTGCAAAATTGACTTATATGATTCTTCATATTTAGGTCTGTAAGCGCCCAGAACGCATGATATAGGCCTTACACGGCGATATACACCATCACCGTTTGACTGACTACCAGCAGAACCACTTGAAGTGTTTCCTTCAATACTATAAACATAGGATTGATTAGCAGAAGTACAAATACCAGTATGATCCGTTTTAACAGAAGTATTTGGAAAGTCGTAAATCAAAATATCTCCGGGCTGATAGTCTTTCATTACCCATTGACCTTTTGACTTTGCCCAGTTCATCAACTTAGAACAGGAAGCACATTTTTTGCCGTCATAAAAATATGATTTGTCGATCTGATTAAAGCACCACCATACAAATTGCATACACCAATAAGCATTGTTCAAACCGTATGCCTTACCATATTTAGTATCGTTGTTCTTTCCTTCTACATAACCGATTTCTTTTTCAGCTACCTTAATTAAGTCATTCGCCCTCACTAATATCACCCTCTTTGTTTAACTGTTTAACAAAATAGAAGGTAACAATCATAGTGTATACATTCATAAAATTTTCTGGAATCTTATCTTGAACAGTTAAAATGCAAAATGTAATAGTAAGCGCAATTGTTACAAGAGATTTAACAGAAAGAAGATTTGCTAAACGCTTAAAAAGAATATCCATTGTTTACTCTCCTTTATCTTTAATCTTTATTCCCCAAAGTAAACCTAATTCAACAGTCCATGCACCAAACCATGCAACGGTCAAAGAATCTGGAATTGCTTTGTTAAAACATGAAGCAACAAATGCTGCAATACAATAAACGGATAACATAAACATTGAAAGATATACATATCTATCACGCTTTCTTAGCTCTTTCCACTTTTTCAAGAAAGCACCTCCCAAGAATCAATCTCACTTTTGATATGATCTATAAAAGAATTTCCTCCAAGATTCTTATATGCTTTATAACAAAGAATAAAATTTTCATATTCATATTGTCTTATTTTATCTTCTGTTCTATTTTTATAATACACTCTTAGCATTTCGTCTCTAAGCAAGCACTTCTGACCTTCTTTAATATCTTTTGTTCCTAAAGCTTTTTCTCTGATAGGCTTAACAAAAAGAACAATAGCAGTTGCAATCACTGTGATAGCAGAACAATATCCAGCAATAACAGAAAGTATTTCATTCATACATATTTATTTTGCTCCTTATAAAATGTTCCTGTTTTCTCTTCATAGCAAAACCCATCGGGAATTTCTGGCTTTATAAATCTGTTTTCACCTTTTTGTATATTATCGTACCCCCAGCCTTCAAAAACATAATCAGGAGCTACAACAATAACATTCCCAATCTCTTCTTCTAAATTAAATATTTGCTTATAAACGAAAGAATCTTTAATAATAAAAAATTTCATTCTGCAACTTCTCCTAAATAAGAGATAATAATGACACCGCTGGCACCATTTGAATTGCCATCACCACCACGGCCATAGTTGCTATTTCCATAGCCACCGCCGCCACCACCTCTTATTGCTAAATCTGCACTAGTAGGAGTTCCGCCGTTTCCACCATAGCCGCCACCGCCACCGCCAGCAGGTTAACGTCCATCACCGCCTTTTCCACCATAGCCGC